TTTATAGACTTGGTTGGTTTAGCAAACCCCATAATCTACCCTGTACACATTATCTAAAAAGGCACAAGGTATAGAACTACCAATAGTTAATGTTGAAATGAGATGACAAAATAAGTCAATATCATTCTCAGATACATCGTATCTGGCAACTAATTCGCTATTGGGAATTATATTTTGATTTTGGTTTTTGGCATTAGATAAAAACTCAATATAGTGTGAATTTATCTTATTACCATTTTTTGGTGGTGGAAATCGGTTTCTAAGCGCTACCATTATACTAGTTGACGGCTCATGTTGAAGGCCAAGTATAACTCCACCCACAAAATGTGACATCTTTTCCTCCCAAGTCATGCTATTGAAGATCTTTAGACCCTCAACTCCTTGCAGACCCAGTTGAATGGCAGTCAATTCACCATCTACTTTACCTAACTTCCGTAATATGCAACCAAGATTCAACATGGAACACAAAACTCCGTTCACATCATACACCGGACTATGTTTTAAGAATTGTGATTTGTGAATAGTAGCATTCACCTCAACTGTTACGTTGTGACCAACATAATTGGCGCCACAACAGATACCATCTTCAATTTCATCAAAATTTTGGAATGAGTAAATGGCCGAAACACCAATTAAAAAGCTAGCAACATGGTTAAGAACTGTTGTTAAAACTGTGCCCGAACCTTCAAAAGGAGCATCTGACTCTATTGATAGATTGGCGTCGCTATTAGGATCTTTGACTATGATGGGCAACATACACTGCTTGAGTAAATTAGCGCTTGCTAAAGGTGAAAAATTATATAGCATTTGACCAACGGCAGCAAAAACCGCTTGTCTATTACCAGAGTCACAACTTGATATATCAACATTATAGTTAAATTTTTTACCGTTTAGGCATCCTGCATACATGGAATCATCACTATAAATTATGATCTGAACAAAATTATTTTTGTTTTGAGCTTCATCTACAAGTTTAAATACATAATCCATATAACCGTTTTGTGGTTTGGCACAAATGTAGAGATCATAATCTATATTCACTTGTAATTCCAAACCAGTATTACGATTGTGGTGACCATCCAAGCACATTTTAATAAATTCTGGAACTTCATTATTGGCCATGCAACCAGCTCCATAATCAACAAAGAGTCTGGGAACTTTGCCAAACTTAGCTAATTCGCGTTTTACATTGGCGTTTAACCTTCTGGTTAAGATGTTGGAAGGATCCTGAATCCATTGGCCATAAACATAACTACCGCGCAAAGCTCTCTTTATGTGTTTAATATTAGCACACAGATGTCGAGCGCCAATGCCATCATACATTGTGCACATACTATCGTATATTTCCTGGTATGACCAAATGGCAGACCCCATAACATGGTCTTTTAAAGCTGTTACGACAAAACGATTACAGCGACCAATTAAATAATCAATATGGAAATTTCTATAAAAATCCTCCTTATACAAATCACCTTTGACTTCAATGCCTTGATAGAGAACATAATCTATCTGGTCCTCAACCCCGAACCATGAATTTGTGTAAGTTTCAGTTTCCCTATAATATTTCTCCTTAACATTTAAACTTTTCAAAACGTCATTGTTTATAACTGGTGCGAAAGTTGCCAACATATTCAATTGATTAGTGTGGAGCATCAATTCATGTTGTGCTGAATCACGTGAACCTATAATACGCTTCAAAGCTTTAAGTTTATTGTTTGATGTGTTATCATAAACAACGAATGGTAAACTTGAGTGTGGTAGATCAAACATCTCCGTACTATACCAGCGTGGAAGATTTGATTCTGGAAAGCTATAGTAATCTCCATCAAAAGTTGCACCTTCTGCACAAGTTACTTTGACCCCTGGACGCTGAATGTAAGTATCAGGTATTGTACACTCCTCTCCAGCTCTACGAGTTATATGATCCCATCGACTAACCAAGTGTCTCAAATTTAAATTTTTAGTGGCACACATGGCTTGTTTGGATATATAATCTCTGTCAGTATCTGTCAGGATTAAATCACATAAGAATACATTATAACAATAATAAGCATACATTGTTTCAGGATATGCTACTTTATTATCTAAAATATATGTTCTAGCGCCCCTAAACAAATGCAGTTTCGTTTCAGCATTAGGTGGAAACTTCTTGATTATTTTTTCAAAATCTGAATTAATAATGAAACCTGACAAGGCAGGAACATAATTACTATCACATGGATAATGAGCTGGTATACTAACCCAATGGGGTGCTTCTTCTTCGACTATTACCTCTTCTAATTTTTTGGCTTCTTTCTCCTCCTTTTTCTTTTTAATTTTAATCTTCTTTTCCTCATGTCTAGCTGAATCTACTTCAGTTGCTTTAAATAGCCTAGCCAAGTTTCGCTGCAAGAAATTTGCTTGAGCTTCAGGATAACCAAAACTTGCGTTCTCTTTTGCTGTGTGGTGGCCAAATTTTACGTCATCTGAATTAGTCCAAGAACCATTATTTCCATTCAGAGTGGATTTCAAAAAAAATTTTTTTATATTTTTATATTTTTTTATATCTTTATATATTTTTTTATTTACATTATTTACATATTTAACAATTTTAACAATATTTAAGTTGAATTTGTTCTGAGTTTTTCTACTCTCGCCCCCTCAAAACCCTAATTTTGATTTCATGAGTTTATTTGCAGCTTTGGCTCCTCCATAAAGAGCTCCTATAACAGTACCAGTTTTCATACCGCCAGTTAAAGCTCCACCGGCAACTTTAGCAGCAGCATCAAATAGAGTGATGTGTTTGGTGTTGTTAACTCTAGTTAGTACTACATCCATCCCTGCTGGATCAACATGTGAAACTTCACTCATAGCTGGTATCAAGGCGGTTGTGGTCATAACAGGTGTGCCTTCCATGTGGTAAATGTACTCAATTTCTATAACATTGTTTGAACTTGCTGGAAGTCCATAACAATGAACCATGTAACCAGTATGTCCATCCATATTTACACTATTACTATCCGATATACCAATTGTAACATTTGTTGCAGTGGTAACTTCAACTACATCACCAATAGACACTGTAGCATTCATAGCCTCTGTGAAATTACAACGGTTAAAACTAAAACAAGCTGCACTACTGGGTCTATCTTGTAAAGATATTGTGTTGTCAATGATATCTTGGAAGGATGCTTCCATTGATCCTGGGGCATTCAATATAACACTAGTGTAGCCAGTTGATAATGAGTTTGGGTTAGCAGCGCCTAATCTCTCGCTCACTTGATAATTGAAATAATTTTGTGATTCTAAACCATCAGCACTTAACTCATTTTTTACACATGCAAAGGGTGCAGCTATAAAACGACCAATAGTAGTATTTGGTTGTTGAGCATTTTTAACACGCCAACCACAAGCTACTACACGGTAACCACTTAATTCAGCAGCTAGATTAGCGGAAGAAATCGCTCTAAAGGCTGTTGTGGTGCCTGCATAAGCACTTAATCCTCCGTTAACATTACCAGATGCTAACCCCAAAAAACTAAGTGTGGGACTTGGCAGAAGAGCAAAACTGCAGACACCATTAGCATCTGATCCTATACCAATCATGCCCTCAATGTGATATGTAGCTGTTGGGAAACTATAAAGATCTGGAACTCGGCAATTTAATGATCTTTCATTGAAGGCATCCATTAAAGCCATAGCATAATCCTGAGTCATTGGTGCTAGGTTGATCTGTTTTGGCCCAGTCACAACATGTTGCTGATTTTGGTTTTTCTTAGTAGATTTCTTAGGCCCTTTCTTATTTTGCATTGCCACGTGTGACATTGCTTTGATAAGAGCCACCATTTGAGCTTGGTTGACATTAGGTTGCTTAGCTACTTTGATGTCGTCTGTTCCAGTCACCTCACCATTATTCCCATTAAGTTGTGATTTACAAACAAAATTTTCTTCTGTTTGCGTCTCTGGTGGGACAATGGTTAATTTGGGTTGAACTTGATAGTGACGTTTATGCTTTCCACTACCACTATAAAAACAGCATGCAGTAGGGCAATTAATTTTGATATCAGCATCTACTAATTGTGCTTGACTATCAACATCATCAGAGTTTGTTGCTTCACCATTAGATCCATTAAGTTGTTGACGCAGCAAAAAGTCATGAAGGGCTTTGTTCTTTTTAAGCACCTTATTTGAAATTTTTATAGCGAAATCTTGTGGAACCATTGCGGGCTCAATTATGATTTTGGGCTTGTATGGTGCATGGCGGACGACCAAAAAGGAACCTTCAGCTATTTTGTGTGAATTATTGTCAATGTAATTGGACATAGCTTTTTTGTTTTTAAATTCCACATACTGACGCCTTGGTTGCTTGTTGACCAAAACTTCAATCCTCTTTTTGATGTCTTTAATGGTCCAATCTAAGTGAGCACCTTGCTCTGTGGATCCAAATTTTTTAATTTGTCCCTTAGATTTATCTGCACAATCTTGTGCAAAATAATAAGCACCTTTCTCTTGAGATTGCTTATCCTCCATAGTAACTAAAAACTTCTCTAGTTTTTT